ACTGATAAATCAAATTTGCCAATCATATCTTTGTAAAAATACCAAGCATACCCTCATTTAGTATAACATCATAATCTTTTTCAATCAACTTTGCATAGTCCATAGTTTTCATAGTAATACCATTTACAATTGGTTTACCTTTGAAACATATTAGCCAACTTTTATCATCACCTCTAAAAGATTTTTTCACTAATCTTCCATCCCAATCTTGGTTTTTGTCTAGGGTGTTAAATCCATATAAGTGAAACGGTGTATATGATTGAAATATTAAATCACTCTTCAAATATTTTTTCAAATCTACAAAATTATTTGTTTTTTCATCATATTTTGTATACTTATCATCAAATACCTTACCAACTCTACCAGTTCCTTTTACAATGATATGATATAAAGTTTTATTTTCTTCATGCTCTTCAACATAAAATTTGTCATTTCCATATTGACAACACAATCTAAATTCTTCACATTTTTTAAATGAACTATTCATAATTCCACCCTTCTCACTTTAAGTTTTTTTATTTTTTTGGGTGGATAGTTTACACAAATTACCTTGTCTATTATATCTTTTATTGACATTTCATCATTCAGTTCTATTGGATCATTATCTGGTAATGTGGGTAGATCTTTTTCGTTAGATTCGATTTCTCTCGAACCACTTTTACCTAAATCCTCACAAAAGTTTATAATATTAGATCTATCAAAATGTTCACTAGAAATCATACGTTTCCTATAAGTATCAATAGATTTTTGAGATTTCCAACCACAAAATCTCGCAGCAATCAAATTCTTTTCCTCATCAATTTTATCAATTTTAATCAGTATCTTCATGTTGTATGTACCCCCATGATGTTGCTAAGTATTTATTTCCACCTAGTGGTGGATTACCTCTATGTGTATGGGTAAATGCAGCTGGAAACATTAAAACATCACCTGTCACTGCTTCCTCTCTTCTTTGTTGGTATAAAAATTCTGTTTCTCCTCCATCAAAATCATCATTTAAATAAACTTGCACAACAAATTGTCGAGCAGAAGATTCTAGAGAACCATCTTCATAATGCCAATTGTGAAATCCTCCACCAGCTGGTATAATTTTTAATTTGATATCATGTAATAAAAATTTTCTAACATTTAAAACACTGAAAGTTTGTAAATATTCATCTACACAAGGTTTCAATTTTGGAAGAATCTGAACTGCCAGTCTACTTGATGAGCAATAATCATATTCGTGAGTAATATTAATTACTTTATCATCTTTTAAATTCAATTTTTTTCTATCATGAAACATCAAATGGTTTTTTTCAAAAAAATCAATGCCTTTAATTATCTCCTTACATTCATCCTTTGTAAAGGCTCCAGTGTATCTTCTAATTAAATCAGTTTCAAAAGGCATATTGAGAAATATATTAATTTTATTATAGCATACAATTTTTAATTTGACATCTTAATTTTGATTTATCTTGATATCATTTCCCTTTAAAAAATCCATATCAGTTTTTCTACAAATATCCCAACATTCTTGCCTATCTTTTTGATTGGGAATTTTAGTGTATGATTGAAAATCAACAGCATAGATTTTTTCAGTGTGATAATCGACAATGAAATTGACTGTATGTAAGTCCATGAAAGTCCATTCTGACTTTCTTTGAACAACATCTTCATAAACGATGTGAGCGTACTTTGGTACTAAAGTTCCTAAAGCAAAACCTTTTATAAAATCAACAGTATAAATTACATCGTTATTATTAACTTTATATTCATAATTTGGAATACAAATTCGATTAAAATCTTCATTTTTCAATCTATCTAATTTATTCACCATTTCGTCAACATTCTTAGAATCATGACAGTGCATCGTCTTTGTTAATTTAAATGATGCTTCAATAACCCTATGAGTTGTGCCAAATTGTAGATTTGAATTATATTTCAATTATTTTACATCAGTCGGAGCTTGGTTTGCATTATTTCCATTGCCACCACTTGAGGTTGGAATTGAAGTGCCAGATTCAAACTGGAAAGTAATACCCTCGGTTCTACGAATTGCAGCACCTCTCGCACCCCTTTCACCGCCTTCTCCACCACTACCTTCTCCACCTTCACCTTCAAATCCATCTTCTGCTTGGCTATTTCCACCTTCACCTGACTCTGAAGCATCTCCTCCATGACCACCCTTTCCACTTTCAGCCTCTGAACCACCACTATTTTTCTCAGAACCACCCTCTCCAGCATTGTTTGAACTACCATCTCCACCAGCACCTCCATTTCCTTCTTCACCACCTGTTCCAGCACCTCCACCATTACCAGAGGGAATTCCAGCACCACCGCCACCGCCACCGCCAGAAACTCTTCTCTCAGATTTAAAGTCGTGGTCGTGAGCACCACCACCACCTCCTCCACCACCGTATCCACATCTCACTATTCCACCAGATGCGATTGATACAACGGTTCCTTGATATTGAATTCCTAGTCCAGCCGTTCCAAATTTTCCGGGATTTCCATTCTTATGTCCCTCTGACCCCTTTCCACCATTACCACCAGCTCCTTGAATTCTACCCTCTCCACCAACATCAACTCTTAATTCAGTGCCACTCTCCCAACCACTACCTGTTTTCAAGGCACAGTCTTCTTTTTCAGATTTCTCAGAACCAATCGTTTGATTTACGTGGATATGAACTTTTGTTCCACTTGATTCTGAAGGTCTGGATCTATGATTTCCAACACATACAACATGTTCACCTGAACCAGCAGTCTTACTATTACCACTAATAGTTCCATTAGAATTGTATCTTGATTTTGCATTAAGACGATTTCCACCAGCACCTGATGAATAAAAGTTAACCACTTGTTGCAATTTAGTTCCATAAAAATCAGCAAATCTTATTTTTCCTGAAGTAGGAATATTTCCATTTCCATCTAAAGAACTAAAGGATAATTCTCCTATTTCATGTGGATAACTTGAATAAGAATGATTACTAGTTTTTTCATGATCACTACTAATTTTTCGATAATTTCCTATACTAGTTCTTTGAGCGTTACCGGATGTGGCAAAATTTGAACCAAATTCGTTTATGATGTCACTAGCTTTTATTTTACCAGAATTAGGTGTTGTCATTTTTTAAGTTCCTCAATTTCTGCTTTAAGTTCTTTGATTGCTTCAACTAATATTGGTATTAATTTCTCATACCTTACTGCTTTTTTACCACTGCTAGGTCTCGTGGTCACGAGGCCTGGTAGTCCAAGTGCTTCAACTTCTTGTGCAATTACACCTGTATCATCCTCTCCCTCATTTTTTGATCCTTCAATCCATGTAAATGTATTACCACTTAGTGACAATACCTTATCAACAGCATTTGGAATTGGTTTGATGTTTTTCTTAAGTGTTCTATCTGAAGAATTAAATGCAACAACATCTCCCTCTGCGATTAAATCATTTGTATCACCATCTCCGATATAGACATCACCATTATTTTTAGGAAGTATTCTAATATGATGCCTAGCACCCTGTGAGTCAGGTGTTATATTTTCAATTTTAACACCTTGGTTTCCACTACCGCCACCAGCAGCATTACCATCAATTCTAAGATCATCGAATGTTGCGTTTCCTGATACATTAATGGTGGAATTAATATCAAGTGCACTACTAAATGTAGAAGTTCCAGTAACTTCTAAATTATTATTAACTTGAAGAACATTATTAGCACCAACTATTACACGTCTAGTACCATCTGCTTGAAGTCTTAGATTATCATCATTCTTAGTGGAGATCGTATCAACATCTAATGTAATGTTATCTACATCTAACTGATCAAAGTCGTTACCAGTGCCCCTTGCAAGGATATTACCATATACTCTTAAATTTCTTGGTTCATCAGTACCGTTACCGACACCAATTCTTATTTCTCCATCAGTTTCAGATGTCGTTAAGAGTAAATCTTCTTTATTGTCAGTGGTGCCTGTACAAGTTATGGTCGAGTTATCAAGTTGTATCTCATTTACATTTAATTGTTCAGCACCAAGAACACCTTGAACAGTCACGTTCGTGGGTAAACCAAATTTAACCTTATCAGAACTTACAGTGGTTTCAACCTCATTACCTGTGCTTTCAAATATAAGAGTGTCACCGGCACTTAGGTCTACATCACTTGTATTGCTTCCGTCTGAAATCTTTAAGGTTGTGTCAATCGCTAAAATAGCTTCATTTACTGCTTTTGCTGATACAAGTTTATCGTGATTTGCTGGAGCAGGTGATATACTTGTTACTACACTATCATAAGTCTCTGAATCGCCATTAAATTTAAAACCAGTAACTTCTAAAGTATCATTAACATCAACTATACCAGTGCCATGAGCTTGTAGTGTAAGATTATTATTACCACTTGTAGTTTCTAAAGTATTACCATTTAAAACAGTTTGATCTACGGTTAACTGAGTGGCAACTATCGAACCATCAACGGTTAGATTTGAATCTACTTGTACAGTATTAGAGTCTGCTTTTAATACTAAATCACCACCAGCAATTCCGTTAATAATATTTTGCCCAGAAGTGTTAGATGCAATACCTATATTATTAACAACAATACCATTCTCGAAGAATACTAGACCAGCTAATGTTGTTATACCAACTACATTCAAATCATTAAAGGTAGATCCCATACTTACTTGAAAGGTACCACCAACATTAAGATTCTTCTCAATACCAACACCACCTTCAAGGACTAATGAACCAGTGTCTTTACTATGCGAATCTGTAGTATCTGTTATTTCAAAGGTATTAGTCAACTTCATAATACCATTGACAGTTAGATCTTCATTGATTTTGACTAACTTGTTGAACGTTACTGGGCCGTCAAACTGTGATAGAATTGTGTTTGATTTACCACCTTCAACAACGAGTCTTTCTTTAATAATAACTTCATCAAAGATTACAGATAATCTTGATGGATCTTCACCAGTTACAGTTGCAAGTGGTGCGTCAAATGTTCTCTCCTGACCAGTTGCAGAACTAACTCTCTTATTACCAATAAAGAAGTCACCCCTATTATTCATACCAGTGTACACAACAGTACCACATGATCTCTCTTGTGATTGTACTAGGAACTCTTCACGTTCTGATAGTGTTCTGACCTGAACCTGTGGTAAAGCAGTAGAGTAGTTACCAGGCCCGAATCCAAGATACTCAAATGTATGACCTGAAGCACGAATAATTGATGGTCTACGGAACTCGATTGCTTTTGGAACTATCTTTCTTACTGGATCTCCACTTAAATGTGTTTGTTGTGGTGTTCCTAGAACAGATCTGATGACTTTGATTGTGTTAGTACCAGTTATAGTGGTACTCTTTACTCTCATTATCTCATCACCGGCCTGCAAATAAGATCCAATTGGGAATCTCGCTCTGATACCTGCGTTTGCTCCACTGTTTGGTAAATTTACAACTATTTCATCCAAATTACCTGCATTTGAATCTGCCCCTAAGAAGAAGTAATCTCCATCATAGAAACTTAATCCTCTTGAACCAACGTTCTCATTCTCCTTATCAGATAATGGTGTGGCAGAGGCAACTCCATCGACAATGATAAATTTAGGAGTTCCAAGATCAACTGTGGTTACAGCAGTAAATTGTGTATTAGTTACTTTCGTTTTAACTATGAAAGATCCAAGATTTTGATTATTAGCATCTGTTACTTTAAATTTTTGACCACTGATAAGTCCATGACCTAATGTCGTATTAAATGTTGTCGTATCTGTACTAAATGTTTCAGATGATATCTCAATAGGTGGAGCTACGTTTACTGCAAACTGCCCTACAATTGGTCTTGGAGAGGTTGCGGTTAGAGCAACTGATACTTGTGTAGTTGATGGTATTGACTCTATTCGATATAATCCATCAGGTGCAGTTCCAATACCAGATACCTGTAATGCATCTCCAATATTTGTAGAAATACCTGAAGAACCGTTTGCATTAGTAATTGTAATATTAGCAGCAGTTGTGCCGGAACTTCCACCAATAAACTGTCTATCAATGACAAGTGTTTCTGCCACATATCCAGATCCACCCTCAGTGATGGTTACAACTCCTACTTGTCCACCTGATATTACAACTGAACATCTTGCACCATCCCATGTAGTGCCATCTGAATTAAAGAGTTTGATACCATGAAATGTTCCGTTTGTTAGATTTGCACCAGCAGCTGATATGGAAGCAGCATGTTTGGCAGCACCATATCCATGAGGTCTATCAAAAGTAATTGTTGCAACACCAACATTTCCTGAAGAGAATGAAGTTGAAACACCAGTAATTATTTTACCATATCCAATATCTTGAAGAATTTTGTCGCTGGTTTCCCTTGTTATACTCTTTCTTAAGTCATCAGTAGATACATCTCCAAGTGGAGCTCTTTTTGCAAAAGAAACTGCTGCTGGTGGATTAGAATTATTATTGTCTCTATCTAATTGTGGATATAGATCCTCAACATTTTGACTGAACTTAAAGTTTGTAAATTCCTCTGAGACAGTATTATCAGCATTTAAAACGAATAGATGATAGATACCATCTTGAGTATCCTTAATGTAAGGACTTATTGTTTCATTTCGATAGATATAAAAATTACTCTTACTATCATTTCTTTCAAATCTAGGTAATGTTGTTGTTCTTGCTGCATCAGATGTTGTATCACTGGTAAAGTTACCGATTGAATGAACTACACCCTCTGTATCTTGAGCGTTATATGTAAATGTTTTGTCATCAACAATTGACTCAACAATAAATGAACCATTATAACCTTTGTCAAATACACCTGTAGATGTTCCGTTTACATCATCATCTTTACAATTTCTAACAAAAATTCTTTCACCAACTTTAAGATCATGAGGTGCAACAGATACCATAGTAACAGTATCAGATAATTCTGAACAAGTGCTAATAAATCTATAATTACGTTTATAGTCAAAGTCATTATTATCAATATTTTGCAGCACTACTGATATATCAGATCTAATTCCTGTTGAACTTGTTTCTTGAATAATAAATCCCTCTTCTGGATTCTTTGCGTTTCTACTCTCTTTTGGTACAACTACTCTAAGTTTAAATATTTTTTCGTCTAATGATCTTTCATCAGGTGTTCTTTTAATGAATGATACGGGAGTGTTCAATCCAAGTCCTGAAGCTCCAGTGACTCCTAAAGTGTCAATCGTGCTAAAAATACCATTATCTCTATTTGTTTGTAAATACCAATTGGAATTGGTGCTATCAAATTGTAAAGGTGATCCAATATCACCAGCTGACTTATCTGATACACGACTTTCAATTCTTAATTTTGTACCACCATGAACAATTAAAGGAACTCCTAAATCAGCATTAGTTTTTGATGATGCTAATTTTATTTGATTACTTGGTGATCCTGCGACTACAATTGCAAAATATATTGTATTATCTTCTAAATTTTCTGGTAGATCACCAGAATCACTTAAAATTCTAACCTTTTCACCTGTGCTTAATTTGTGTTCACCTATTACAAAAGTATTGTTAGTTGGCCCTGAATTTACTTTATAATGCTTGATACTCGATGTATTACCAGTTCTTCCTGTGCCCACTGGTAAATCAGTCATTCTGATAGTTGCTTCCTTGACACCAGTTCCAGCAGGAGCATTTGTATTTGTGAAATCAACAAATACTCTATCACTTGAAGCGGCTCCAACACGATATCCTTGAATTACAGTTGGTGGTGAATTATCAAGTGTATCAAATCCAAATAAGTAAAGATGACTTGAAATACCTA